ACAACAAAAAGATTATCTACAGGTGGCGTTTATTATCCGGTAGTGAGCATCAGACTTGCTCCCACTAGATTGGACAGTATTGTTTTCCCTAGACAGATTGATGTATTGAGTACCAGTGTAAACTATTATCGTTGGACATTGTTACAAAATGCCACATTGACCGGAGCCACTTTTGCAGGAACCAGTCCAACTGGCACTGTGCAATATGATTTGGCTGCAACTGCTATCAGTGGCGGTATAGAAATACAAACAGGATATGCTAGTGCCAGAGAGTTGACACAGTTGAGTGCTACAGATTTCTTCCAGTTCCAATTGGGAAGAACACTAGCGGGTGTTAGTGATGTAGTTACATTGGCATTAGCCGCAACCTCACCCAACGCTGATGTATTGGCTGAACTAGGCTGGCAAGAATTGACTTGATGTGAAGCATAAGACTTACCAACAAATAATAACTATAAGGTGAGAAAAAATGAAGAAGTTTTTGATAATTATACCATTGATATTATTAGCAGGGTGTGAATCTAAATACCGCTATGAATGTCAAGACCCTCAAAATTGGGGTAAACTTGAGTGTAGTAACGAAGTATGTAAGGCTGAAGGAACTTGTACCAGTGATGTATTGGGCCGTAGTATGGAACAATCATCAAGTATTGAACCATCAACAGAAACTTCAGAAGAAACTACTGAGCCATGCTCACCCGCAATAAGTAGTGATGAAGGCAATACTGAAACAGAAACAACAGAAGAAGTTCCTACAGCAAAATTACATATGAAGAAGCCAAGCAAACTTGATATCGTCATGGATCCAGAAGGTGATGAATATGAGGCTCTAGTTAGAACTCCAGCAAGTATTGAAGAAGAAGTTTTGACGATGAATACAGTAGTTGATACAGCAGCACACAACGCTGCTATAAAGTAAGAGGTTTATATGGGACAGAGATATACAGAAGCAGAACTAAATGCTAGAATGCGATTTTCAATCGGCATATTGCTTGCCGTTTGCTTAGTCGGTATTGTGTTCGTAGTTCTATACTCATTGATTTTTGTGACACAACCAATCGGTCAGCAAAGTCCTAACGATGCTGAATTCTTCAAGTTGATCACACCAATCGCAACATTTCTTACAGGCATATTGTCTGGCATCATGCTAGGCAAGACTGACAATAGAGATGAGAAGAAAGATGGTCCAGAGCAGCCAGAACTTGGCCCAGCAAAAGAACCATTAGAACTAATGGATGAAGCAGACGATCACATAGCATGAGCCTAAAAAGTTTACAAACTAAAATAGGTATAGCAGCCGATGGTGCTTGGGGTCCAGGCACATTCAAAGCAGCAATGGCATATTATAAATTGTCACCTGCTAGAGCAGCACATTTCTTTGCTCAAACAGCACATGAGACAGGTGGATATAAGGCATTCACTGAAAATCTAAACTACAATGCTGCTGGATTGATAGGAACATTCAAAAAGTATTTCCCAGATATGGCAACAGCAAATCGCTATGCTAGACAGCCAGAAAAGATTGCTAACCGTGTATACGCAAGTCGCATGGGCAATGGTCCAGAAGCTAGCGGAGATGGCTGGCGCTATCGTGGTCGTGGTGCATTACAGTTGACAGGCAAAGATAACTATGCAGCATTCGCAAAGTATTGCAATCGTCCCGATGTGATGAGCAATCCAGACATTGTTGCTACTGAACTAGCATTTGAGAGTGCGATGTTTTTCTTTGAAAGAAATAAGTTATGGGCTATTTGCGATCAGGGTATTACTGACGCAGCAATATTATCATTGACTAAAAAGATCAATGGTGGCACACATGGTCTTGCTGATCGTAGCGAGAAAACAAAAAAATACTTTATGTGGACAGCGGGGGCAGCACCCGTAGTGGCAGTTTCAGCACCTCAAGCAACAGCACCAAGTGCACCGGCTGCACCAGCAATGGTAGTAACACCAGACATGCAACTTAGCCCACATTTCAAACTAAATGAGTTTACAAAAAGTGAAACAGCAATCAGAAAACGCATCGACAACACACCAGGACCAGCACACGCAAAAAATCTCAAATTGGTATGCGAGAAAATCCTTGAACCAGTTCGCAATCATTTTGGCAAGCCTGTTCGTATTAACAGTGGTTATCGCGGCCCCGCTCTTAACGCTGCCGTCGGCGGAAGCAGCAAGAGTCAGCATTGCAATGGACAGGCAGTAGACTTTGAGATTGATGGATTACCTAATCCAGAATTAGCAAAGTGGGTTGCAGAGAATTGTGAGTTCGATCAAATCATACTTGAGTTCTATGATCCAAAAGAAGGTCCTAACAGTGGTTGGGTTCATGCCAGCTACGCAGAAGGTGCTAATAGAAAACAGAAACTAACTGCTGTGACAGAGAAGGGTAAAACAGTTTACAAGCCAGGTTTTGTCGTCTAAATACTGGTATGGCACAAGCCGACACATTAGTAAAACAACCATATGTAAAAACAGTTTTCAAAACTCAACAAGAGTTAGATGACTTTGTAAAGTGTTGTGATCCTGATACCGGTTATCTATATTTCATGGATAACTTCTTTTACATACAGCACCCTACACGCGGAAGCATGTTGTATCATCCATATCAATATCAAGAACGCTTGATACATACCTATCATAATTATCGCTATTCAATCGCACTTATGCCTCGTCAGAGTGGTAAGTCAACAAGTGCTGCTGGATATCTATTATGGTATGCTATGTTTGTACCCGACAGCACTATATTGATCGCCGCACACAAATATACAGGCGCGCAAGAAATCATGCAACGTATTCGTTATGCATATGAAAACTGTCCTATGCATATCAAAGCAGGCGTGACTACTTATAATAAAGGTAGTTTAGATTTTGAGAATGGTAGCCGCATCGTATCAGCCACGACAACTGAAAATACTGGTCGTGGTATGTCTATCTCATTGTTATATCTTGACGAATTCGCATTCGTTAGACCAACAATCGCAGAGCAATTTTGGACATCAATTACTCCAACATTGTCAACAGGTGGTAAGGCTATCATCACTAGTACCCCAAACAGTGACGAAGATCAGTTCGCATTAATATGGAAGGGTGCTAACAAGACAGAAGATGAATTCGGTAACAAGACAGATGTAGGTGTAAACGGATTCAAGGCATATAGATCATATTGGAACGAACAGCCCGGTCGTGATGAGAAGTGGGCTGAAGAGATGAAGAGTCAGTTAGGTCTTGATCGTTTCAATCGTGAAATCGGCTGTGAGTTCATTATAGCTGACGAAACACTAATCAATCCTAACACTCTAATTCAACTAGAAGGTATAGAACCTATACATCGTATGGGTCAAGTACGCTGGTATAAAAAACCAGAGAAAGGTAACATCTACGTGGTCGCACTAGATCCAAGTCTTGGTACAGGTAGTGATCCAGCAGCTATTCAAATATTTGAAGCAAATACAACTACACAGATAGGTGAGTGGAAGCATAATAAGACAGAGATTCCTCAACAGGTTAAACTACTAGCCGATATCAACAAGTATATCGTAGAATGCACGGGAGACCCCAATAGTCTTTACTATAGTTTAGAAAATAACAGTATAGGCGAAGCAGCCCTCATCTCTTTAAATGAATTCGGGGAGACAAATATCCCGGGTATTTTCTTTAGTGAGCTTGGTAAAAAACGTAAAGGATTTAATACGACACACAAAGTAAAATTGACCGCTTGTGCTAAATTTAAAACGCTATTAGAAAGTAAAAAGATGAAATTGCATAGTCGTTCACTAATTTCAGAACTTAAAAACTTTGTAGCATTAGGCGGGAGTTATAGTGCTAAAATAGGAGAAACAGACGATCTGGTCATGGCTACATTATTGATTGTTCGTATGTTACAGCAATTAACTGATTTCCATTATGATCTAGGAAATCAAATGCGTGACCACGATGAGATCATACAGCCATTACCCTTCTTTGCTGTATTGAGTTAGGTCTTTTGGACTAAATATTACTATGGCCATAAGTTTAGAAAGTTTAAAGTCAGACCTCTATGATATGCTTGAAAGTAGAGGTTACGATCCTAAAGGATTGGATAGCACAGGTAAAGAAACACCTAATCCTGAAGAAAGTGATGTGATTCGTTTTGAGTTAAAAGACCAAAACGGTATATCAGCAGGTCAGGGTTGGATAGGGGTAGAACTCAAAAAGAATCGCGCTGAAGATAAAAAGAACATAGTACTTTGGATAGATCCTAAATTGATGAAAAGTCCGGAGTTTGAGACATTTTTCAATTTATTACGTGGTTGGAAGCGCGATAAGAATGCAGGTTTTGAACTAAAGACAAACAAAGGCCAATTAGTGCATGATATGAAAAAGAGGACGATTATGAAAGAGAAAGAAAAACTAGAAGAGGGTTATTATCCTCTAGGTAAAAAATCAAGTTACAGCGATAATGTTCCAACTGTAAAGATTATTCTTCAACATACTCGTCAACTTGAAGAGGGTGAACAACGCTTTCGCAATATCGCAAGAATTTTCGTAGAGAATGCACACGGTGAAAGATTCTTGATTCCAACCAATCGTCCTGGTCTAGCAAGAGTATTTGCACGCCATATCGCAGAAGGTGGTACACCTTATGATGATAAAGCAAAACATATCAGCACACTTGTAGAAGAATACACAAAGATGGCAGGATTCGTTCGAGCCACACGTAATGGTCAGTTCAACGAGTCAGCACAACGTTTGGTCAATGAAGGTGTTTCGCATTATCAAAACTTACGCGAAACATTAAGTAGAATGACTACTCATAAAGGTTATGTAAAATACTTTGAAAGTTATACACCTGTATTAAATGAAGAGTCAGATGAAAATTCATTGAACGAATTGTTTGTGAGAGAAACACTAGACCCACGTATTGAAAGCGTATTACCAATATTAAGTCGTTTATCAAAGAACTTAAACGAAATGAATGAAGTTAAAGAATTAGACAAATGGGCACAAAGTTTGATTGAAGGCGGCGACGGCGGCGAAGCAAGTGAAGAAACTGATGGCGATACAGCAGGTAATGCAGGCGAAGGTGGCGCAGAAGATGTAACACCAAACATAAGTGAAAGTATTCCAAAACCAAAATACGATGAGTGGCCTGACGATGAAATCAAAATTTTGAGGCCAGAACTATATAATAAGGGCGGCAAAATTGTTGATTACGCTGGAAACGAATACGAACAAGTAGAGGTAAAATTACCTCTCAGCACTAAACGTGAAATACAATATGTGCCAAAACAAAAATCTGAGCCAAAATCTGAGCCAGATTCCGAAAAAAAAGAGCCACCTAAAAAGCCACACATACCTGGACCAAAAGAAAGATATGCAGAAGCAGAGGAAGTCAGTCAAAAAAAAATGGCTGACACTAATGAAGTAGCCGAAGTTATTTTTCAAAGTTTAAAAGGTGAGAAAGGTTTAAACAGCAACGACATTTATAGCATCATTGATGAATATGAAAGTTTAATGGATGATGAAGGCTATGAAGTAGCAACTGATGACGTTGCACAGATATTGATGGACAAACTCAATATCACTAATGAAACTAAACTTGATAGTACAACTAAATCATTGGCAGTTCCTGCTGATAAAATGTTAGATGAAGCACCAGGCGCAGAAACATTAAAGCATAATCAAAATACAGTTAAGTCAAATCTTGACGCATTTGATTTGGATGAAGATTTTCGCTATTATTATCCTGGAGCAACAAAAGCCTCAATAAAGAAAAAAGCAAAAGGATTACATCATGGAATCAAAGAGTCAGGAACCGGCGATGCACCTATTGAAAAAATGTCAGATAGTGATTTAGCAGATTATTTAGGTGTCAGTGTTAAGTTCGTATCACAAAATCGCAAGAAAGCAGAACAAGCAGCTAGAGATAAGACAGATGATAATATAGATGAATCTAGCTTGCCTGGCTTGCAAACACTACCATATAAAATACAACCAAGTGATGGCAAACCAAAAATTAAAACTCTCCCACATGAGATAAAATCAAGTGATGGTACACCAAAAATTAAAAAATTACCATATGAAGTTCCTGCAGGTGAGTATAAAAAAATTAAGGAACAAGATGAAGGTTACAGAGAAATAAGTAATTTAAATGATTTTAAAACTGGAACAATCGGTTCAGTTGTTCAATATAAAGATGGAAAATTTGGATTTAAGTATGGTGATAAATTAAGTCCACAAAAATTTACCAGTAGACGAGATGCAGACAACGCACTGTACGCACATCACAAGCGAGGTGTAGCGGAAGATATTGACAATTTAAATACTGCCCAACAAAGCGCACAAATGCAAAAGCAAGGCGGCGAACTCAAAATACCTAAACAAGATTTTGATAGTATGTCACAAGGTTATTCAATTGACAAAGGCATGCAAAAAGATATCAAAGCATCTACCGACAAAGAAGGTAACATTGATGCTACAAAACTATTGTCAAAAGGTGTTGATAGAATGATGCCTGCTATGGGCGGTGCTGTAAGAGACCTCAATAAAGTTTATTACAGAGACATGCCGGGCAATCTTCAAAACAGACAAAAACGTGATCCAGAAGGATTTAAAAAAGAGTATGATGCACTTGATCCAGAATCAAGAGTCGAAATTGATAAGCAGTTAGCAATTAATCCTGCACAAGCCAAAGCAAATTATAAAGCACAGCAAGGCGCAGCAGACAAACAAATGACTGATATGGGTTATTCAAAATATGGATATAACTATAATAGTCAACCAGTTGTTGGAAGAATTAAAAACGCAGGTGCATGGGTAAAAGATAAGTTTAACGAAGAAGATGAAGAAGTATCAGAAGATTTAGATGCTAACCAAAAGCGTGTAGGACAATTAGGTCCAACTGAAAAGGTAGGACCAAAAGGAGCAGTAGGAAAATTAGTAGGTGCAAGCGAAAGTATAATTTATGATGAGCATAAATTATTACTTGATCGTATCACAAAACTAGCAGGAAAATAAAATGGCACACTTTGCAAAATTAAATGAAAATAATGTAGTCACTGAGGTCATTGTAGTTGATGACAATGAATTACTTGATAACGGAGTAGAAAGCGAAGCAAAAGGCATTGCTTACTGTGTAGCACAGCACGGTGGTAACTGGAAACAAACCCATCAACTAGGCATGATACGCGCTAACTTTGCCGACGTAGATTTTACCTATGACGCTTCACGCGATGCATTCATTTCCCCAAAACCATATGATAGTTGGGTGTTAGATGAATCAGTCTGTAGATGGACAGCTCCAACAGCTATGCCTACTGATGGCAAATCATATATATGGGATGAACCAAACTTAGTTTGGAAGGACTCAGCATTGTGGGATGAAGTAAAATTAATTTGGAAAGAATAAATTTTTAATTTGGTCAAATAGATATATTTTTTACATCCATAACAAGTATAAGTACATTGACACATATTGATTTTATTGTATAATATCAGTATGTGTCAAGTTGTCTCCGACAACTAACACAAAACACATTTAGGCTCAACTTAGGCATACAACAAAGGAGATTATACTATGGCAAGTCTAGCAGATATCCGTGCCCGTCTCGCGGCACAAGAAAGTAAGAAGTCAGGTCAGGGTCAACGCACCCAGTCAGATAACGCAATCTACCCACACTGGAATATGGAAGAAGGCACTACTGCCACTATTCGTTTCCTTCCAGACGCAAATAGTTCAAACACATTTTTCTGGGTAGAACGTCAGATCATCAAGTTGCCGTTCAATGGTATCAAGGGTGATCCAAACATGAAGCAAGTAGTTGTACAAGTCCCATGCGTAGAAATGTATGGCGATAACTGTCCTATCTTGGCAGAAGTACGTCCTTGGTACAAAGATGATACTCTCAAAGAAATGGCTAACAAGTATTGGAAGAAGCGTAGTTATTTGTTTCAAGGTTTTGTTCGTCAGAACCCAATCGGTAACGATGTAACTCCTGCTAATCCAATTCGCAGATTTGTTATTAGCCCACAAATTTTCACAATCATCAAGTCAAGTTTGATGGATGTTGAAATGGAAAACATCCCAACCGATTACTTGAACGGTACAGATTTCAACGTCAAAAAGACTAGCAAGGGTGGCTATGCTGATTATTCAACTAGTAACTGGGCACGTAAAGAAAGCCCATTGACTGAAGCAGAACAGGCCGCTATCGAAGCACATGGTCTATTCAATCTTGCTGACTTCTTGCCCAAGAAGCCCAGCGAATCAGAACTCCGTGTTATCAAGGAGATGTTTGAGGCTTCAGTAGACGGCAAGCCTTACGATAACGAAAAGTGGGGCGCATACTATCGTCCATATGGACTTGAAGCTCCTGCAAATGCATCAGTTCCTCCTCATGTAACTGAAACGTCTACCTTAACTATTTCTAGTAAAAAGGTAGTAGCGGATGGTCATGGGGACGTACATGATGTCGAAGAATCAGAATCAAAGAGTGAACCCGTAGTTGTTCCTAAGAGTACTTCTAGCGATAAGGCACAGGACATTTTAGCGATGATCCGTGCCCGTCAACAGAAGGCCTAATAGTATTTGGGAGAGAGTAATCTCTCCCTTCTCCTAAACTGAGGAAACTACCATGACACTACCAGACGAAAGATACCGCGCACTAAAGCAGGGTAAGAAACTACTTGAGGAATTATGCGATCCGGGCAAGACGCCTAGGGTGCCGAGCATCGTCCGTGATCGTGCGCGTGGTGCATTGCGACACTATCCAAATGATTATGAACTTGACCGTATCGCGGACAGTTGTCCTGATATGCTTGACAAAATAGCATTCAATGATAGAATCGCTAAAAGAAATATTTTGAAATAAGAGGAATTTATGGCAAAGGTCACAAAAATCAATGAAAGTTTTACACTAAACTATAGCAGCCGCGAGGCAGACAGCGGGGATACTGTTATGGATTGCAATGTCAATTTTGACAACCCCAAAGATGATAATGTTATCGTAGCACGTTTGAACACTTGGTTAAGGGCAATCAACCGTGAAGATATCGTTGTTCAATTGAAGGGTAGTAAGTAACATGGCAAAACCATTCGATGTATCAAAATTTAGAAAAGACATTACAAAAAGTATTGAAGGTCTCAGTATTGGTTTCAATGATCCTACTGACTGGATCAGTACTGGTAACCACGCTCTCAATTATCTTATTAGTGGAGACTTCAACAAGGGAGTCCCACTAGGCAAGGTAACTGTATTTGCAGGTGAATCAGGTTCAGGCAAATCATATATTTGTTCTGGCAACTTAGTTCGTCACGCACAACAGCAAGGCATTTTCGTTGTATTGGTTGATACTGAAAATGCGCTTGATGAAGATTGGTTGAAGGCACTTGGTGTTGATACCGCAGAAGATAAATTGTTGAAGTTGAACATGGCAATGATCGATGACGTTGCTAAAACAATTTCAGAATTTATGAAGAACTACAAGACGCTTCCGGCTGATGACAAGCCTAAAGTTCTTTTCATCATTGACAGTCTAGGTATGTTGCTGACTCCAACTGATGTCAATCAGTTTGAAGCAGGTGATATGAAGGGTGATATGGGTCGCAAGCCTAAGGCACTCACTAGTCTTGTTCGTAACTGTGTCAACATGTTTGGTAGTCATAACGTAGGATTAGTCGCAACTAATCACACATATGCTTCACAAGACATGTTTGACCCTGATGATAAAATCAGCGGCGGTCAAGGCTTCATCTATGCGTCAAGTATTGTTGTCGCTATGAAGAAACTCAAACTCAAGGAAGATGATGAAGGCAACAAGATCAGCGAAGTGCGTGGTATTCGTAGCGCATGTAAGGTTATGAAAACTCGTTACGCAAAGCCTTTCGAAAGCGTTCAAGTAAAGATTCCTTATGAGACTGGTATGAATCCATATAGTGGCTTGCTTGACTTGTTTGAGAAGGCAAATATTTTGACGAAAGAAGGCAATCGCCTTGTCTATACAACTGATAGTGGCGAAGTCATCAAGTTCTTCCGCAAAGGTTGGGAAAGCAATGAAGATGGTTGTCTTGACAAAGTAATGTCAGAATATCAAAATCGTCAAACAAAGATAAGTAATACAAATTCTGTAGTGGAGGAATAATACAGATGAGTATTACTGTTATACACGAAGTTTGGCGCGCACTAAAAAGCGAAATCGATGAAACGGTTCTTCCAGATGCCGCTGAATCACTTGTAGATGTTCTAATTCAAAATGATTATGAAGCAAGTGATATCAAGGCAGAATTTCGTAGAGACACCTATGTAATGGATGCTGTAAAGGCATACATTGCTTCACAAGAAGATGAAGAGGAAGAATACGAAGAAGAGGAAGAAGATGACGAGGATTATGACGACAATTGGTGATGAATGAACTGGTATACCAGAATCACAACTGATTTAAGCGTAATCCCTGATTTCATAGCGCACTATGAATCAGAATTAGAGCAAGCAAAATGGGATTGTAGGGTAGGTGGAAAGGTAGAAAAGAATATCTCAAACCTACCCGGCATCACAGAACAGCGTTTCAATCAACTACAAGAGATTGAGGCTGTATTGAATTATCTCAACATACAATTGCGTAAGTTGAGGCGTAAATACTTTCAGAAATATCTGGAAGGATATAATAGAGCATTGACAAGCCGTGACGCGGAAAAGTATGTTGACGGCGAAGATGAAGTTATTGACTTTGAAGTACTAATCAACGAGGTAGCACTTTTGCGTAACAAGTGGTTGGGTATCATGAAGGGTCTTGATAGCAAGCAATGGCAATTGGGTCATATTGTTCGCTTGCGCACAGCCGGCATGGAAGATGTCACGGTATCCTGATAATGACAAATATCACACATCTCATCACTTCCTACCTTAATACACAAAAGAATTACCTAGACACTAAACCTCAAGTTTCAATAGACAGCAAGTATACTTGTGTGACTTTCAGATATAATGGCATCGATATTGAAGTTTGTGTATACAACGACACATTTATCAAGCTGAAAGTAGATAACATGCCATATGCTATCTGTGATAGTATCAAAACATTCAAGTATGAAATTGATAGGTTACATACTTTGAGGTATCAATGACAACGGTTCGTGATAAACTACAACTGATTCTAAACACTATTGAAAATCTTCCGCTAGAAACATTACAGCAATACCCAGAACTGGAACGTATCGTTCCAAAATTATACGAGAGTTTACAAATAGATGATGTTTGCGACCACAAGTTCGTAAATGGGCAATGTGTTTGTGGTCAAAAGCAATTATAGGCTTGACACAACATATAGTATCGTGTAATCTATATATTGTGTTCAATAAATCAAAGGAGTATTACATGAAGGTTCGTACTAAGGCATTTCTTCAGACGTTTGGCGGATTGGCTGCCGGCGCAGGGACTGTATTGTTTCTTGATTATCTCTCGCCCAAATATGGTATTGTTATTTTCCTAGCGGGAGTTTTGCTTTGGATGGTATACGGAATGTATCAAGCCCGTGTATCTATGTTAGAATTGGAACAAGAACGTATTGTTGACGAACTCAAGAAGTAAGGAGTAATTTTTGAATTTGAAATTACGTGCTGCCGGTTATACCGCAGGTGCTGTGGCTATTGTTGCTGGTTCGATTGCTGAACTTGAAAAAGTGAAGTGATATCGTTTTTTTACCTGAAAACAATTGGGCGAGAAATCGCCCAATTCCTTTTTAACGTAAGTCATTGATTTCCTTATATATTTTATAATTGACTTTTTTCCTATATTATTTTAGTATATTTGTATCGTTATACTTAACTTGGAGTGTATATGAGTGTAAAGATTCTTAATGTAGGTACTTTGCTTTTTACCTCGGCAATCGTTGTAGGTTGCGGGGGAGGGGGAGGAGGCAGCGAAAGTTCCAGCAAAACTCCCAGTAGCGTATCATCACCTAGTGTCACCTTGAATGCTACGTCTACCGAAGTATTTCAGGGAGATAATATTACACTTACGTGGTCTGCCAGTAATGCCACATCATGTAGTGCAAGTGGTTCTTGGACTGGAAATATCTCGCTCAACGGTACACAGAATTTTTCGACTGTTGCCCCAGGTACAAATACTTACACACTCAATTGTACTAATGGCAACTCAACAACGACAGCGCAGGTTGTTGTTACTATCAAAGGATACTTTGCTGAGGTAAGTAATAGTATTACAGTTGATAGACCATACAAACCAACCGTCGCAAGTAACACAACATATCTAGATGTAAATGGCGACAAGAAGGATGATCTTGTCGTACACTTGTGGTCTATGGAAAACTTTGGTAAGGCAGTAGGAAACACACCCTGCAGAAGCCAAGTGCAAATTTTTATATTTGACAATGGTAAGTTTACTAACGAGACAACAAAATATTTGCCTGGTAGCAACAGTTTGGGTGGATGCTCTCGCAAAGTAGCGCGAGGTGATATTAATAATGATGGCAAGGAAGATTTAGTGTATGCCATGAATCAAGAAGATGGACGATTGACCGCCAACATGTTTGATATATTTGCGCCAATGGCGGCTCTTGTATCTACTGGATCTACCTATACTATCAGACAGTTTGGCACTCCTAGTTGGTATCATAGTATTGGTATTGGGTATAATATCAAGAATGAAATCTTTGTGAATGGCAATGGCTTTACGTCTGTCAATAATACCTCATCATTCTTGTTTGATAGCGCAGGAACTCATAAGTTGAGCGCAGGCGCCCCATCAGTCAGTCCCACGACATTTCAATTTTACAATTCGCAAGGTACCGCTACTTGGACAAATTATCTGTTGCAAGCATCAAACAGTTTTGGCAACTTCACTACAGTTGAAGGTCATGTTCAAAACACAAACGGTATGTGGTCTAATCTACAATCATTGGTGCTTGCTCCTAAAGTGGGTACAGTTAATACCATTTCGTATAATGGTGAGCAGGGTGGATCACAGCCTGTATTCAAGTTAAATGACAAGCACATTACTATCGCAGGGCTTGTTGAGAGTTGCCAAATGAAACTTAGTCCGGACGGTGATAATGTTGTATTGTTCATGCTTGCTGGTGCAATCATACCTAACTATTACGAGGGTATGACTGTTGAGCAAAATAATTTAAAGGATGGTCTATCAGTATTTAAGGCCACTAAGGTAGTCGGCAACACTATCACTGAAGTTCCTTTAAATATACGTAATGAGAAAACGGATAAACTGGGTAACAATTTCGATTGCAAGGATGTTAACGGTGACAAGTACAACGACATTGTGATGTACCCCTTTAGCGAAAATGGTCTACCCATAATCTATATAAATGACAAGAAGGGTGGTTTCGATTATTACGATATGAGTAAAATCGTTGCTGTCGGTAATTTAGGTTGGGGCGGAGCTGCATCGTCAATCGTCAACGATTTTGATAAAGACGGAATTATGGATTTGCTACTTTATCCTAGCAATTCATACTCAAGTGCTACACCTAATGCTTGGAAATTTTATAAGGGTCAAAAGGTGTTGTCTATTAATTAATAGGAACGCTTTAGAGCGTGTGGGCGGGGATAGTCATAGACAGACATATCCCCGTCCTCTTCCGCTTATATCCAGGCCTATGCGGTTTTATGAGGCGTCGTAAGTTATTGATTTACATGGAATTAAAGTTCTTGACCTAGGCCTAGTTTGGGCGCATAATATCTATATGCTGAATGAACGGAGAAATACGATGGATAAGCGACATGGTGGTCCTTATGATCGCGGTAGTGCTGACAGTTACTATCGTCGTGGTCGCAAGCCCCATTACTATGTGGGCGACACTTACAGTAGCGAAATCGTTACTGAGGAGCGTATGACCCTGCGACAAATTGACGAGTACTACCAGGGCTTTGACGATAACGAGTCTAGTCAGAATTTCAAGGATTGGGGTTGATATGAAGATCAAACAAGGTGATCCGATTTGTGTTGAGTTCTATGGCATTCGACTTTATGGTCGCGTGTTGAAGGTTGCTGGTCAGAAGTTGACCTACCGCAACGAAATTCGACAAGTCTTTGAGGCTCTTGTGTCAGAGGCAACGCTGCTGACTGAAAAGCAAGCAGCCAAACTGATGGGGTTTTGATCATGTCCAACTGGAATCTTGAGGATTGGGGCTAATATGGGATATCGTGTGCTACCACAGCGTGATGCTAAGTATGGCCCGCGTAGAGGTCTTGAAGGTCCCTTCTACTACCCGTCAGGAGCGGTGTTATACTATGACCCTAAAGAGGGCAAGTATTGGGATCCACAGACGGACTTTTATGTGTCAGATGACGATGTTTCTCGGCTAAAAAATCAGTACTTTGATTTGCTAAGTCGTTGATTTTGTTGGATTTATAGTTCTTGCTATTTTCCTGTAAGTTGCTATAATAGTTATATTGATTGTTCACTAACGGAGTGTTTTATGTCAATTGTTCTTGTAAAGAGTGGGTCGTATCGCGGTATCCCTGTGATCAACACCCAGTTCAAGTTGGTTCGTGGTTTTCAATCTGGTAAGAAGGGTAACTATATCACTGTTCGTAATGACGGTGTGTTTAGTGATTACGCTGGTATCGATACTGTAAAGATCAAGGTCGAGGACCAGCATGACTTTGAATTCATTTCAGGTGAGGGTGATATGACTGAAGTTGTTGCGCAGGCCCCTGCAGCAGTTGAGACTGATGACGAGGCTATGAATCGTATCGCTACCCGCTTTGCGATTCTTGACGAGATGGCTAAGGCTACTACGAACGGCGGCATTCGCGCTATGATCGTGAGTGGTCCCCCGGGCGTTGGTAAGAGTTTCGGTGTCGAGCAGCAGTTGGAAAAGGCGTCGATGTTTGATCGGCTTGCTGGTAAGACTCTCAAGTATGAGGTCATCAAGGGTGCTATGACGGCTCTTGGTCTCTATGCTACGTTGTTCAAGCATAGCGATAAGAATCACGTACTGGTGTTTGATGATTGCGATAGCATTCTCATGGATGACTTGTCGCTCAACATTCTCAAGGCGGCACTTGACAGTGGTAAGCGCCGTCGAATTTACTGGAACAGTGATAGTAGCATGTTGCGCCGCGAAGGTATCCCTGATGCGTTCGACTTCAACGGTTCGGTGATCTTCATCACTAACATTAAGTTTGATCACCTCAAGAGCAAGAAGTTGCAGGATCACCTCGAGGCACTTCAGTCACGCTGTCACTTTCTTGACTTGACGATTGACACCGAGCGTGACAAGTTGCTGCGCATCAAGCAGGTGCATCGTGATACTGACGGTGGTCTGTTCCGTGACTATGGGTTTGAGTTTGATGAGGGTGATCAGGTGTTGCAGTTCATGTGGGACAACAAGGCTCGACTGCGTGAGTTGTCGATGCGCATGGCTCTCAAGATTGCTGATTTGGTCAAGGTTAACTCCAGTAATTGGCGCGCACTTGCTGAGTCTACTGTTATGCGTCGGGCTTGATACTCCGTTACCCGCGCAAAGGCGAGAGCCCCGTAAGGGGCTCTTTCCTTTAACACCAAACTACATTGAACAGTCTAACAAAAAAAGATATAATATTTTATGTTTAATTTAAAAGAAGATTTGTTAAAGTACCTTTTAAAAGGTTACATTCATGTCAGTAAAAAAGATTATTCTTTTTTCAATAATCTTATCCATATAATTGATCAAAAAAATACTTTAACAACTAACCAAAGTATATTGTTTGATAAACTTTTAAACAAATATCAGCGTCAGCTTAAAAAGGAAAACCATAACTTAGATCACTTATTAAATTTAAAGTGGGATTCAACTATAGTTGAAAGTAAAAAAGAATTCTTACAAGCTTATCTTAGTTTAGAAAATGGACAACTCATTATTAAAAGCCCGTTCAATTCTAAATTCATACAGGATTTGCGTAGACTCAAATATAATGCATATGTGTGGGATAAATCTAAAAAGATATATACAGCACCGTTTAGCACTATAAGTTTGAAACACGCGGTAGAACTTATCACTAAGCATTTTAAAAACTATTCTTTCTGTGATGAAATCACTAACTTGCTTAATCATATCAGTGAATTCAAAAATATAAAATATTGGTATCCTACTTTGATCAAAAGACATGATAATTTTTATATCGTAGGTAGCAATCCTTATGTACTAGAGGCTATATCTCATATTGATTTGAATGATAACCCGGAAACTTTATTTCAGCTATGTCAATATGGTATTGCTATCGATGAAGCAATCACGCAAGATCCTTTATTGAAATTCGCAAGTCAGTTTAGTAGCACAATTGATCTGGATCAGACTGATTTATTATGTGAATGGTTAAAGGCATTAAAAATAGATACTGTTATTACATCCAGAGATATCATATATAATAAAAATATTAGCAACGAAGTAAAGATGAAATTATCTGATAGCGGAATAAGTCATTTGCCTGCTAATGAAATGAATACAGAACGCCCCTATGTATTGATTAAAACATTTTCTTCAATGGTACCGTTTCATAAAACTAATGACAAAAATATAGTAAAGGTAATATCTCTAACCAATTCTAGGGCTATTGATATAAGATAACGATGAAGAATTGTAGTAGATGTGATTGTGAAATGGAGTGTACAGGATCAAACGATTGTTGGTGTTTTACATTACCCTACATTAGATTGGACATCACAGAGTCATATAATGATTGCTTATGCAAGCAATGTTTGATAGAATTAACTAATGCGCGAAGCCAAAATAATAATCAAGGATGAAGTCAACTGTAAGATCGAAGGTCTTGAGTTAGACTGCCGCAAGGCATTAATGAAAAAGTTTGAGCATGAAGTTCCTGGTGCAAGATACCTTCCTGCGGTCCGTCTTGGTAGATGGAATGGTAAGGTCAGTTATTGCAGCCTTGCGGGTAGCACCTATATCAATCTACTCACAGATGTCGTTCCGATACTTGAAGAGTACGATTATGATATTGAACTAGTAGACTTACGTGAATATAAAACAACTTTTAGTTTTGATGAAATAAAAGATGATAGTTTTTCTAACAAGGTATGGCCTAAAGGGCATGTCGAAGAAGGCAAGCCTATCATGCTACGTGACTATCAGGTGGATATCGTCAATAACTTTTTGAAGAACCCACAATGTATTCAGGAAGTAGCGACGGGCGCCGGTAAGACTATCATGACTGCGGCTTTGTCAAAAAGCGTAGAGTATTATGGCCGTAGCATTGTTATCGTGCCCAACAAGAGCCTTGTCGTGCAGACTGAAGCGGACTATATCAATCTTGGATTAGATGTTGGTGTATATTTCGGTGATCGCAAAGAGTATAATAAGACACATACTATCTGTACTTGGCAGAGCCTCAACAATCTGTTAAAGAATACTAAAGCAGGTGAAGCTGAAGTCAACATCAAAGAGTTTATCGAAGATGTTGTTTGTGTCATGGTTGACGAGGTGCATATGGCTAAGGCTGATGCACTGAAGCAATTGTTGACTGGTCCATTCAGCCAGATTCCCATTCGATGGGGATTGACCGGTACTATACCTAAGGCTGTATATGAGCAGGTAGCACTGCTTGTAAGTCTGGGACCTGTGATAGGAAAGTTAAGTGCAGCTGAATTACAAGAGAAGGGCGTACTTGCGCAATGTCATGTCAATATCGTACAGATGAAAGACGGTGTTGAATTTACTAATTATCAAAGTGAATTAAAACATCTATTAGAAGATGAGAAACGTTTAGATAAAATTGCACAATTAATTGACAGTATTAAAGATACCGGTAATACACTAATACTTGTTGATCGCGTCAATGCAGGGCGTGAATTGGTATCACGTTTACCTGATAGTGTGTTCATTTCGGGTGAGACAAAACTCACTGAACGTAAAGAAGAATACGATGAAGTCAAAACTAGTGCTAACAAAATCATCGTAGCGACTTATGGTGTTGCAGCAGTAGGTATCAACATACCGCGCATCTTTAATCTAGTATTGATTGAACCGGGCAAATCATTTGTCAGAGTTATCCAAAGTATCGGGCGAGGAATTCGTAAGGCTGAGGATAAAGAACATGTGATGATTTGGGATATCACTAGCGATTGTAAATTTGCTAAACGTCATTTGACACAGCGCAAGGCATATTATAAGGAAGCAAAGTATCCATTTAGCATTGAAAAACTTGACTATTAATTATTTTTGTCGTAAAATAACAACATGAGAATACTAACATTAGATAACAAATATTATAATTTAGAGACACTACCCGAAGAGATAGATGATCTACGATTCGCTATATTGGATAATAGCAATCCGCAAAATGTTGACTATCATTTTATCCCGCTAATATTTCTAGAATCATTTAACACTCCTGCTCTTGTATTAAAAGTTGGTAATCGCAATATCAAGATGCCGTTAGATTGGCAAGTATTAATTGGCGAAAAAGAACATGGAGATCTTGAAACATTACCGCTTAGTAGTCTTAATGATCGTGGGTTCAGCGCGTTTGAATTCAATCCACTCAGCGCATTTAGTCCCTCATTCGTACCAATCGAAATCGTAGATATCTATCATGATGTAACTTGGTATGCTCCAAGACTACGTAACGGGCAGTTCTTATGCGTACCGATTGATGATGGTGAAAAGCCGCGCTGTGTTTATTTCGTCAAAGAGATAAGCCGCAATTGCGAAATCGTTGACTACAATCAGGTATTTTGATGAAGTACGGCGTAAAAGTTTATTGGCCCGATGGTGATTTCTTATGGGTAACTGAGGGCGATAGCAAGTTTCAAATGCAGCCTAAACTGTTTGATACGGAACAAGAAGCACTTGACTACGCTCAGATTTGGGGCGAGAATGCTGTGGTAGAATTGTATGGCGAAAGCAAAGATACCAACTGACGAGAAGCTTGAGAAGCAAGACTTTGACTTGTTCGAAGCCTTAGCCGCCATTGATCGTAAGGATTACAGTTACTATGACAGATTGTCAGAAGAACAAAAACAAAAGTTCAATCCTTATATGCTTGTTATCTTTATGAGTAGTGTCACAGGTAGATCGGATCTACAGCAATATCATTTGTTAAGCACTAATGAGTTCAGCAATAAGCACATGTTTGACGATCATATCCAAAATCATCCCAAACTACAATGGCTGATGTTGTGTTCTAGCGGGCTCGGCAAGGGCAAACAATTTCATAACTACATACCGTCTATCAAAGATAACGTTGCATCTTTAAAAGAAAAGGCAACAGTTAAAGACATAAAAGAATATTACAAAAAGATTTATAAGAACGCGAGTGATAAAGATTTGACTGAGATTTCTCAAATTTATGTTGAGATACAACATAGGAAATATACTCTAGCAAAAAAGTTTCCTGATCTCAAACTAGAAGATATTGACACATTAAGCCAAATAGTGACAGATGATGATATACTTAAATATGATTCCGAATGTGGAAACTAAACATCTATGTGAATTTTGCGGTAAGAGTTTCGTAAGAGAAACTAGTATTGCTAAACATCTTTGTGAGACTAAGCGCAGGTGGCAGGATCGCGACCAGCATGGAAGCCGGATCGGATACACTAGTTGGATTCAATTCTATAACAAACATACTAACAAAAAACAAAAAGATTATAACGAATTTATCAAGTCGGCGTATTATACAGCATTTATCAAGTTCGGTAATTACTGTGTAGATGCACAAGTTATAAATGTACCTAGATATGTAGATTGGTTATTGAAAAATCAAATAAGCATAGATACTTGGAATAAAGATAGTAATTATACAAAGTTTATTATTGACTGGTGCAAAACAGAAGATCCGTTTGATGGTATTACTAGAACTATTGAAACATTTATCGAACTAGCAAATGAAGATAAAATCGTTGTCAAAGATGTTTTAAGGTATGGAAATAAAAACAAAATCTGTTTTATGATTACAAAGGGAAAAATCAGTCCATGGGTCTTGTATCATAGTGAATCTGGCAAAGAATTTATAAGTAATTTAGATATCACGCAAGAAAAGATGATATTTGATTACATCAATCCAGAACAATGGGCTATTAAATTCACGAAATCAAAACATCTTATCCCGGAAATAAAGGAGTTACTACGTGCCGGTGGTTATTGATAACAATAAATATCGGGTGAGGATAGGCTGGAATGATTATAATCAAAACTGGAATGAAATCTGTGCTGTAGCTATTGAATATTTCGGGTTACCCGGAGACAAATTTACGACTAGCATATGTAAAAATTATATGGATTTTAGTTTTAAAGAAGAAACAGACGCGATTTGGTTTAGTCTAAAAGTAGAATGAGTAAAGAAATAAAAGCAAAATTAGAATCAGGAGAAGGATATGTTATCCTTCCTGGGTTCGTTCCTTCATTACTAATTGCTGATTATAAAGCTATCCTAAAAGATTTATATCCTGTACGTGCTAGCAGCAGTAAAAAAGTTTATGCTGAACGCGATAATATCAAAAATTTAGAAGATGTGAGCGTGTGGTGGAGTCAAACAGTACACGATTATAAACCTTTTCAAGCAATCAAGAAACTTGTAGATCCAGTTATACAAAATAACTTTTCGGGCATTACATTCTATGCTAGCGATACAGTAACTATCAATCCTGGTAGTCAGTGGATAAGTCCACACGTTGATACCCCGCACAGGTTTGAAAAATGGAATTTAGATAAAAGACTATTAGGTATTCAGTGTATAATCACATTAGAAGATGTGAACAAAAATAATGCTGCTACCGGTCTTGTACCATTTAGTCAAAAGCGAGACTTTGAAATCAGTAAATGTTATAAAGGAACCTTTGATCGCTGGTTTATGGAAAATGTTAAGCAGCACGATATGCCTAAAGGTACATTACTCGTTTATAATTGTAGAGTTTTACACAGCAGCATGCCTAACAATTCTGACAAACCCAGATCGGCGTTGTTATTAAACTACTTACATAAAAGTATTCTTAGTGAAGTTAAAGAAGTAGATAACGTTTGGAGTAGCAATGGTAAACGTCCCTAAAGATTTTCAAGACTACGATGATGATGACGCTGATATTGAAAAACGGAAGGCACGCTGGAAGTATTGGCAAAATCTCAAAGACCTTAAATTAGAATTTAGGAGCGAAACGGGTAGTAGAGATCATAGAGAATACATGAAATGGTTAGAAAACAAATATGGTTTCAGACCTACTGAAAATATTGAAGGTATGTTGAGCGACGACTACAAAGTAGTTGACGAGAAGAAATTTTTAGTGTATATTCTTAAGTATGGCAAATGACATAATGATAGATATGGAGACATTAGACACAAGTCCTTATTGTGTTATCCTTACTATTGGCTGTGTACGATTTGATCCGTATGGTAGCGGTGTTGTTGAACGATTAGAGTTGCGGCCTACTATCGAAGAACAAACAGAAAAATATAATCGCGTGATTAACGATGATACGATACGTTGGTGGAGCGAACAAAGTACTGAGGCTCAAGAAGAAGCCATGGGTGATCGTGATAGAATCAGTTTTGTTGATTGCCTAGAGCAACTTTACAAGTTCGGATGGAATCGCAGGGCTGTATGGAGTAACGGTGCGGCATTCGACGTTGTTGTGGCTGAGACAGCGTTCAGACAAGTTTTTACTGATAGGCCTAATCCTATACCATGGCCATTCTATACTGTACGAGATACGCGCACTCTTTACGAACTCGCCGGTGTTAAATTAAAAGACGGGGGACATGTTACGAGCCACAGAGCAGTAGATGACGCGGAACGTCAGGCTATTGTTGTGCAACAGGCTTATAAAAAACTCGGACTTACTAGGTGAAAAAGATTGTGAAAGCATCTCGGAGACATACGTTACCATATAGTAAACATAAAGAAATGTTAGAATGGCTGTGCAACAATATACAAGAAAATTATTATGAAGATGGCCGTAGATTTAGTATGAGTACCGTAGGTCAATTTATAGAATGGCGTAGCAAAGACCGTGAAAGTTGGATATTTAGGATAGTAGGCCAGCCGGCGAAATGTTTAATTGAAATCAAAGATGAAGAGAAAGAAATACTATTTTTATTGGCATGGCAATGAAATTTAATAGCGACATCGATATTGACTTGGGTGATAGAGATAAAATCTTATCTATCATACCTAATATCAAAGCAAGCATACGTAAACAGGATACACGTAAGCATAACACAGGAATTTATGTGACTGATATTCCCTATGATCCTATAAATGATATGTCATCATTGGACTACGAAGAAGCCGAAGATAGGGGATATATCAAATTAGATTTACTCAACGTTCATGTATACAATATGGTACGAGACGAAGATCATCTAATTTCTTTGATGCGCGAACCAGATTGGAATAAACTAAACGATAAAAATTTTGTCGAGCAATTAATACATTTAGGCAATCACTTTAATCAAATGCAAACTATGCCTGAACCTATAAACAGCATTCCAAGATTAGCGATGTTTCTTGCGATCATTCGTCCTGGTAAAAAACATTTGATAGGCAAAAGCTGGAAAGAAATTGCACAAACAGTCTGGGAAAAAGATGTAGGCGGATATGTATTTAAAAAATCACATAGTATCGCATACGCACATCTAGTTGTAGTACACATGAATCTATTGGTGGAAAATGGAAATTAAACTAGTCAAAGAAAACGATGAAGTATTAAGACAGCAAGCAACACCTTGGGACTTCAATTCAGACGGAGATCCTACAGAGCTTATCAGAGACATGGCAAAAGCAATGATGGAGAATAACGGTATTGGTTTAGCCGGTCCCCAAGTCGGTATACTTAAAAGAATATTTGTCATGGGTAACGAACAAAAATTATTCGCCTGCATTAATCCTGAAATATTAGAAGGTACAGGCGAGTATATGGACCAAGAAGGATGTCTAAGTTTCCCTAATCTATGGCTTAACGTAAAACGTTATGAAAAAGTAAAAGTAAAATATTATAATGCTTTAGGGGAAGAAATTATATCTGAGTTTGAGGGTATTATAGGTAGAGTTTTTCAACATGAGAGAGATCATCTAGACGGTGTGTGTTTTGACACAAGAGTTGGAAAATTAAGTTTAGAAATGGCCAAAAACAGGCGTAAGAAGAAATTAAGGAAATCTCTTTACTAGTGTGATACTTTTTCTTTTCGTTCTACGTTTGTTAAGCTCACTTAAACAAACGATAGGACCATGTAGTATTTCGAGGTTTTTATTATTAAAAGTTTTTAAATAGGGCTTAAAAAGAACCCATTCTTGCTTCAGAAATATGTTTATAGGAATTTGACGATTACTTTCCCACCACCAAACTTCACCTAATTCTAGAAATAACTCTTTAGACTTAGAATCTACGATAGATCCGTAATCATAAATGCTGGTGCATTGGTCATCGCGGTTCTGAACTATACCTACATAATCCTGGCCAGCGAATGACAAAATCGTGATGAATGGATGGTTGTCACTCAATTTTTTAAAGAAATCTTTAGCAATCGTCATTGATTATTATTTATAATTGGGTTTCCATAAAAATATTTTATTTTTATACTCATAAATACAGTTAGGAGTGATAATCTGTGACTGTAACAAACGTAGGATATTCAACAGCAGCATTTATTTTTACACAGCGTCAGATTGTCATCCTATTATCAGGAAACAGTCCGAGGGCCTTTATGCCAGTATATGCTAAAACAATGATGCTACACAAAGGGGTAGACAATAAACTACAGTTTCAGTTCTTGAATCAAGAGCAGAAACCAGTCGATATTACAGGCAAAAACATCGTTTGCCGTATTATTAACTATGATGGTACCGAAGTATTGATACGTAAGGGCCTTACTTTAGAATTACCATTGACTGGTATAGCTTATCTTCAACTTAATGCTGCTGAATTAGAAGATATACCAGCTCAGATGTGTCATTATAGCCTTGAGATTCCTGTCGGGGAATTTGGATATCCCGTTTTTGTAGATCCTGCAGCCGGCGCCCGAGGTCAGATCAACATCGTAGATAGCGTACTTCCAAGTTTCGTACCTAGCGAGATGGTCACGATTCCTACAGGACAACCTTTCCCTAATCTTGATAGCAATAATAGTATCGACAACGTATTACCAAACGCTAATACTTATTATAGTTCAGTAATCAATACTAACGATAATCCTATACTTACTATACAAGCACATCTATATGAATTCAACGGTGATGTAGGGATCGAAGGAACATTTAGTAGCACTCTCACTGATTGGTATCCTATCACAGGCAATTCCTATTTAGAGACAACAGAAACAGTTGGATATACTATAAAGGGTTTTCATCCTTTCGTAAGAATGGTATTCACAAGTAATACTGGTGCTGTATCAAATATTTTGGCAAGATAAGTTACCAATAGTATTTGTTTTTTCGCAACACTCTGTTATAATTACTGAGTGTTTGATATTCTTCAACTGATTCCAGGCAAGAAAAAAGTTACGCAGAGCGGATGGCAAAGTTTCAATGCTGTCTGTTGCCATTATCGCGGACATAAAGCCGATCGCCGTAGTAGAGGTGGCATAAAGTTTGATGGTGAAAACTGGAGTTATCATTGTTTTAATTGTGGCTTTAAATGTAATTTTGTGTTAGGTCGTAGCATTAGTAAAAACACACGCACATTATTATCTTATTGTGGTTTAGATAAAGATGATATCAACAAATATAGTTTGGAAAGTTTACAACACAAAGATTTGTTAGATTTTGTAAAGGTCAAACGTGAAAAAGCGAAAATTAAATTTAAAGAAATGAGTTTGCCCGAAGCAGAATTAATTGATGTTAATAATCCAACACACAAAATTTATGTTGACTATTTGACTAATAGAAAAATAAATATCAACGATTATCCTTTCATGTGTACACCTGATAGTGAAGGTCGTCAGGCAAATCGTGTAATCATACCCTACACATATGAAAACAAAATAGTGGGTCACACTAGTAGGTACTTAGATGATCGCACGCCAAAGTTCATCAACGAACAGCAGCAGGGTTTTGTGTTCGGCATTGACTTACAAAAACCAGAATATAACGTCTGTATCGTTGTAGAAGGTATATTTGACGCATTAAGTATTAATGGTTGCGCATTGGCACACAATACGATTAGCGAACAGCAAGCAGAAATTATAAAGAATCTAAACAAGAAAGTGATCGTAGTACCTGATCAAGATAAAACAGGAATACAGATTTGCGATAGAGCATTAGATTTAGGGTTCTATGTCAGCATCCCAAATTGGGAAGATGATATAAAGGATGTTAACGACGCCGTAATAAAATATGGAAAAGTCGCTACATTACTAAGTATCTTACAATCAGCAACAAACAGTAAGATCAAAGTAGAAGTAAAGAGGAAGCAACTTGATAAACGACTACAACATTGATGTACAAACATTATTCTTGCGTATGATGGTCACAAACGCAGAATTATATACTCGTGTCATGAATATCATGAACGCTGAAAATTTTGATCGTAGATTGCGTCCAGTAGCATCATTTATTATCGACCATAGTAAAAAATATAATGTCATGCCTGAGCCAGTACAAATCAAGGCAACTACAGATATCAGTATCGACAGACTAGAAGAACTTGATGAAGGACACTATGACTGGTTTCTAGAAGAATTTGAGGCATTTACTAAACGACAAGAACTTGAGAGGGCTATTCTTAAGAGTGCTGATCATCTTGAGAAGGGCGAGTATGGACCTGTAGAGAAACTGATCAAAGATGCTGTTCAGATTTCTCTACAGAAGGACATGGGTACAGATTACTTTGCTGATCCCCGTGGTCGTTTGATGGCATTGAAATCAAACAATGGACAGAACAGCACAGGCTGGCCTACACTTGATCAGAAACTATATGGTGGTTTCAATCGCGGCGAACTACAAATCTTTGCAGGTGGTTCTGGTTCTGGTAAGAGTTTGATCATGCAAAATCTTGCAGTCAACTGGGTACAGAATGGACTGAATGGTGTATACATCACGCTTGAGTTGAGTGAGGGCTTGTGTAGTATGCGATTGGATAGTATGATGACTGATACTAGCACAAGAGAAATCTTTAAGGATCTAGACAATGTTGAAATGAAGGTCAAGATGGTCGCAAAGAAGGCTGGTCAGTTACGCATCAAGTATATGCCAGCACAAAGCAACGTCAACGATATCAGAGCATATGTAAAAGAACTACAAGTACAAACAGGTATGAGATGTGACTTTTTATGCATCGACTATCTGGACTTGATCATGCCCGTAAGCGCAAAGGTCAGCCCAAGCGATTTGTTCGTCAAGGACAAGTATGTTTCAGAAGAATTGCGTAACCTTGCTAAGGAATTGAACGTATTGTTCGTCACAGCAAGTCAGTTGAATCGTAGCGCGGTCGAAGAGATTGAGTTTGATCATAGTCACATCAGTGGTGGTATCAGTAAGATCAATACAGCAGACAACGTATTTGGTATCTTTACAAGTCGTAGTATGCGTGAGCGTGGATTGTATCAGATACAGTTGATGAAAACACGTAGTAGTTCGGGGGTAGGTCAGAAAATCGAACTCAAATTCGATGTCGAGACGTTGCGTATCACAGATGATGGAGAGAGTGCCCCTAAACCCCAGCCTTCAGGAAGTCAACTACTAAGCCAAATCAAGGCTACTAGTTCTATAGGATCCAGCACAAACACCGAGATTGCCCCTATGGAAGAAGAAAACAAGAATATAAAGGCTAACGTACAGAGCGCAAAACTACGTAGTTTATTGAACAATTTAAAGAATTAAAACGACCCGTTTGTTGATAAATACTACATTATGCAAAAGCGCACACGTAGTCTGCTGGAAGAACTTGAGTCTATAGGCAGTAATAGAGACATGAATCACGTAATTGAAAATAGAGCAAATAACGTGATTACTAGTGCTATTAATTTAGTAGAATTGATTTATAGAAATTACAGTCCAGAAAAAGCTGAACTTTTAGAAAAGAAACTTCTTTCCGCTATTAAAAGTAAAGAACCAACGCGCTTTGCTAAATCGTTGAGAAAGAAAAATGAAGATAAGTGAAGGCTGGCTCGATAATATAGAGAATCTTTATAAGGGTGTTAAAGGTAATAAAGATACCCCTGCAGGTTTTAGTGCCTTTAAAAATTGGCAAGCCAGACGCAAAAGCGGATTATCGAAAGAACAGCAATTAGCATACGACAATTTTGTTAAGAACTTTGTTAATAACGGCGCAAATGCAATCAACACCGCTATAAAAGCAGGTTTGTTAGACCCACAGTCAAATGTATTGTCAGGGAATTTTCCAACACTACGCGATGAACCTTCGGTATCACAACAGCAAACACAGCAATCCGGATCAAGACAGCAAAGACAACCAAGACAACCAACACAGCAAAGACAACCAAGAAAACAACAAGCACAGCCTGGTTTGAAGCCTACAATGAGACAGGATAAAGAAACCGGACAATGGAAACCGATCGTTGTACCATTAGATGGTATTAATTATACGAAAACTAAGCAGGGTTGGATAAACGACAAAAATCAATTAGCAAATCCTGACTACCAGGTATTATTAGATAAACTTTTAGCACAATCTTTATCCGAAGCCATTCAATATATTAAAATGCAAAGGTTGTATGAAAGCCTTATTAACGAAGAAGTCAAGAGCATATCACAATGGACAAGAGATCATTTTATTGCTCCATACCTAAAAGGCATTGACTTATCTTCAGGCGTAGAACAAATAAACACAATACTTCAAAACTTACCTAACAGTTATGCAAACAACACGTTGAAAGATGACCTAGCTAAAATTGCTGATATAGCCTGGGCTATTGAGATGGCTAACCAAGCACGAACGTCACCAGGCACCTATTAATGTTAGACTTTTTCATTAAGACAAGAAATATTTTAAAAGATCTTTTAACTGAAGCGAAAGGCCATCTTGACCATCCAGAAGATTTGGTCATACTACAGGGTGTAAATGGCGCTGATAGAGCGGTAAATTCTATCATAGCGTGTTCACAAAATCCACAAGCAATCACAATTAAATGGGACGGTTATCCTGCCTTGATTTTCGGCAGGGGTACAAATAACAAATTTAGCATCATGGATAAACATATGTTTAACCGTGTAGATGGCATGGGACGTAAAATTTATAGTCCAGAAGCATTTGCTGAATATGATAAACAAAGAGGTGTTGATCGTGCAGAACTTACGAATCTCATTAGGAATATCTGGCCCGGTTTGCAAAAAGCAAGCAAAGGAACAAAAGGCTATTACTGGAGCGACTTACTCTTCAACCAGCCGCTCAAAAACCAAAAGGGTTTTTATAAATTTAAAGCGAATCCTAACGGTATAACTTATACAGTCGATGTTGATAGCGATGTAGGTAAACTTTTAAGCAACAAGATAGCAGGAGTTGCGGTACACCAATATATAGCACCCGATGCTATAAGTACGAATGATGCTCAAAGTCTAGATGGTACGTTAGGAGGCTTGATCAATAATAGTGATGTAGCAATACTTCCTAGCGCGATGCCTATAGTTCCTACAATAACATTAGATAAATCGTTAATTACCGATGCTAAAAAGAAAATTTCTAAATATGGCAGGGCTGTAGAGCAATTGCTTAATACAGCACCGCAAGCCAGAAATAGTTTTAGTCAACTATTCACAACATATGTAAACAAGAAAATTATTGCTAACAATCTTTCAAATTTAAGTGATGACTTTTTAACTTATTTTGAAGAAAGACCTATGACAGACAGTATGAAGAAAAAACTAGCTGACCATATTAATAATAACAAACAAGGCATAGTAGGGCTGTTTACAATTTGGGCTGCAATCTATCAACTTAAAATGAATCTTGTCGAACAATTAAATCAAGCTGCGGAACAAAGCCCGGTCAAGGGCTATCTACAGTCAGGTCAGCAAAGCCAAGAAGGATTTGTCTGTCAGGGGCTAAAATATGTAGATAGATTGGGTTTCAGCCGTCAAAATTTAGCCGCAAAACAATAGCCCAAAACCATATTTTTTAAAGCCAGGCATAAATAATAGTATGAACCTCACAGGGGTTCAAACTAATATGGAGATTTAGAAAATGGCACAATTTACAAAAGTCAATGGCGACTTTCAACAGGTATTACACTTAGACGCACCAGAATATACAAACGCTGGTCTAAATGCTGTAAATTCAGGTAAGACAGTTCAGCCACAAGGTCCAAAGTTGGACTTCGGTACAGTTACATTCACAGGCGCAGCATCACCAAGTGGTGCAGACCTAGCAATTGCTTTCCAAACTATTCAGCAATTAGCAACAGTATATCTATATGAATATACTGAAGTAGGTGCAAACACTGATACACTAGCAGTTGCAGTATATCCAGTAGGCGCATGGGACTTTGCTAACGGCGGTAGTTTAGACGTTGCACTAACAGCAGCTCTAGGCTATGCTGTAACTACAGCAGCATCAGCAACTTTCACTAACTAATAGTTAGTTTTAGTTGAGACGAATGAGGCCCGAGAAGTAAAATTCTCGGGCTTTTTTATTGCTGTAAATACGGCATGTCTCATAGAATTGCTTGCTACACATTATTTGATATCACAAGGACCGGTACTCTTAATAGAGCAAAGCCGGGAGATGATATAGATGATGTTGCTCAATGGGTTCGTAAAAGAAACACGCAATGCAATTTTGATACTATTTTACAAGTGATTTCTTTAAGATCACAGCCGGATATTAGTTCTGATCCTAAGCGATTGTGCTTATCTGATATTTCAAATCATAAGTTTGGTATATATTATACGGACAATAAGATTCCCGTATGGACTTTTGATTTTGAAGTGCAACACGCCTCAGTATTTGAGGATGGGATAGAAGAATTAGGATATTTGTATAAAGATTGCCAAGAAGTTCCTATGGTCAAATGTGACACCCAATGGCCGAACATTGATAGTAACTTGGATATAACAAATGCGAAAAGAAACATATACTTTGTTAAATACTAGAGTGACAAAAACAGATATAAAAACTAAGATCAAGGATCTTTTTATAGTCCGTGAGGATGACGGATCCTATAACCTGTTTGGTCGTTACTTAATAGAAAATAAAGATGGAGAGTATCTACTTCAGGAGAGAGGAGAAGATACTTTTTATGTTTTCTATTTTTTAAAACATGCTGTAACTTGGTGTGTTTTAAATAATAATAAGAACTATAAAGATGTCAGAAGGGTGTTAGAATTAGATAATGAACTAGTAAGTTTGGATGCTGCTATACAAAATCACACCAGATTGGTAGATAAAAAATGTGAAAATTCATCAATTTACAGTGCTAAACTGCAAGAAGCAAAACTTAAAAAACGTAAGATCCTAGAAGAAATCAATACTTATACAGCTTTAAGCAAGCATATTCAAAGCAGAAAATATAAGGACAATCAGGATTTATAATCTAGGAATTGTGATAAATATATTATTATAACTCGGGATTTATTTTATGAAAATGAATGATTTAACATCTAAAAATGTCGCTGTCAAAGCATTAAGAGCTAATTTTGATTACAACTTTGACCCTTCAAATTTGTCATATGGCCAGACATTATCCATGATGACTAGAATTAATGGTCTTATCAAAGAAGCACGTATGATGCCTAATTATTATGCAGCACAAAATGATCCTAGTTACATGAAATTAGTATTCATGAGCCAAGCATTATTAGAACATTTTAAGACATTGAAACCATCAAGAATTCTTGTAGAAAATGCGGAAGTAGAAAAATCACAAGTTATTCTAGCAGCCCAAGATATGGTAGATCAACTTCAGAAAATGCTTGAAGAAACTAACAATATGTTAGTTAAAGAATTACCTGCATTGACTGATAGCATACAAAGCGAGATTGGTGCTAATGAATCACAAACATTCAACCAGGCTGCCAGCGAAGCACTAACCGCTTTAAACCAGTGCTTAAGCCAAAGCAAGCAAATGCTACAAGGTGCTATGAATGCTATGACAGGTCAAGGCGACATGTCAGCATTAGGTGCACCAAGCGGCGGTGAAGAAGTTGCTGTGACAGATATCGCAGCAAAACAAGAACCAGACGGTGAATTGATCGGAGCTGAAGTAGCTGCCGAAGTTCCAGCCGAAGAGCCAGAAGCAGCACCAGTAGGTGGAGTTGGTCGCGAAAAGAGGTAAGTAATGTACCTCTTTGAATTTTCAGATCAGGAGTTGCTGGTAAATATCATATCAGCAAGTGACCAATTAAAGCAGGCTATCAAAAAGGGCGAGATTACCAGTAACTGGACGTTAGATCAGTTGCTTGAATATTTTGACAGTTTTGATGTTGTATTGTCTAACAAAGACATTTACAACATGATAAAAGTCGATCCACTTAAGTCAGTAATATCTGACGTAAAGGGTCAAGAAGTTGTTTTCAAAGGTCTACCACAGCAACCTAAAACACCAGAAATGCCATCTCCAGAACAAAGCAAAGAAGTAGTAGCAAAGATGGCTAAAAAAGCATTGGGCAAATAAAAGTTGTTTTTATACAACAATTGCACTATAATGTATTGAAATGCTTATAACAATAACAGATAAAGCTGAACAAAGATTTATAGAACAACTAGAACAGCGCGGCAAAGGTATAGGGATACTTGTAGGCGTGAAGAAAACAGGCTGTTCTGGTTACGCATACACCCTTGAGTTTGCCGATACTCCTGTAACAGGATTCCATCAACATTACGATAATTTTACTTTGTTCGTAGATCCATTAGCTGAAAGGTTATTGGATGGCATCACGATTGATTATATCAAGCAAGGATTGAATGAAAGATTTGAATTTCTAAATCCTAACGAAGCAGGACGCTGCGGTTGCGGCGAGAGTTTTACTGTTTGATATACTTACCTAATAAATTTCCCTACAAAGAACTGAAGCGCGAAACCATTAATGGGTCAAGGAAATATATGACCCCAGATGGATATGCTGTTCCCAGTGTCACCACGATACTGGATGCAACTAAACCCGAAGAAGCAAAGCAAGCACTACGTGAATGGCGTAAGCGGGTAGGCGAGCAGAAGGCAAAAGAAATAACTACAGAGGCAGCGGGTCGTGGGACTCGTATGCACAAGTTTTTAGAAAATCATGTGAAAACCGGAGATACAGGAAAGCCCGGTACCAATCCTTACAGTATACAAAGTCATCTGATGGCTCAGACTATCATTGACAAAGGGTTAAGTAAGTGTCAGGAATTTTGGGGAACAGAAGTCAGTCTTTACTTCCCTGAAGTATATGCGGGAACTACAGACCTTGTTGGGATACATGAGGGTTCAGAGGCCATCATGGACCATAAGCAAACTAACAAGCCTAAAAAGCGCGAATGGATCGATGACTATTTTCTTCAATTATCCGCTTATGCTACAGCACATAATGAAGTGTATGGAACTAACATACGTAAGGGTGTAGTCTTTATGTGTAGTGCTGATAATAAATATCAGGAATTTATAGTTGAAGGTAAGGAATTCGACACATACACAGACAAATGGTTTCACAGAATAGAAGAATATTACACTCAATTCCTGTAATATAAAAGCATAAATAGTTGTACTACCGGTGTAAGTACAACTATGTCAATTATACAGATTTCTAAAATTCAACAACGTTACGGTGAATTAGTTGATTTGCCGCAATTAGATCAAGCAGAATTTGGTTTTGCGGCAGACGTTAATCGTCTTTTTATTGGTAAAACTACAGGTAACACAGAAAACGTCGAAGTTCTAACTGCATACTCTGATATCTCATTTAGTCAATTAGATGGCGCCGGCAACTCTAATTTAAACATAAACGATTTAAATTTAGCTAATGGCCAAGTATTAGTATATGATGGTGACAATTGGGTAAACAGGGGCGGCGACGCAGGTGGATATGTAAATTTAGGAGATGTAAGCAATGTCGCAATCCAAGGCGGCGGTATTAATTATGTGCTTACTACTGACGGCACAGGAAATTTAAGCTGGACTCCTAAAGTATTTGTGACAGCAAACATCGCTAATATTAGTAAAGCTATCACGGGCATTGTCACTACCGCGGAAAATATTTATTTGACAAATGGGTCAGAAGTTACGATTACAGGCGTAACAGGAATGACACAAGTAAATGGAAATTCTTATTTCATTGGAAACTTAACTAATAATTCATTTGCTTTATATTCAGATATTACTTTGACAGCGCCTGTCAATACAACAGGTTTTGGCACATATGTATCAGGCGGTATTTTAACTTGTGCACCGACCGGGAGCGAAGGTTCAGCAAATGCCGCAGGCGTGACTACAAGCGTTCAATTTAATACAAACAACTTGTTAGATGCAAGTGCTAATTTTACATTTAATAAAACAACTAACAATTTAACAGTAAGCCCCGGCAATATTATAGTCGGTAACAACATCACAGCGAATGGAAATCTAACAGTCGGTGGTACAGCAAATCTTGCAAACGTTACAGCAGGAAATGCAAGTTTTACAAATTTAACCATTACAGGTTCAAATCCGTTAGTACTAACATCTATAACAACAGGTGCCGCTGCAACACCAGGTACTATCACTGGCAACTGGACGTTAACATCAGGATCAAGATTAGAAGCGACTTATGCTGACCTTGCTGAATATTATGCCGCGGATAAAAACTACATTCCAGGCACGGTGTTAGAATTTGGTGGTGAGCAAGAGGTAACAGTAGCAGGATCAGAAAGTAATAAAATTGCAGGTGTAGTATCTAGCGAACCTGCATACGTTATGAATGGAAGCTTACATACAGAGCACCCAGTCATGATCGCACTAATTGGTCGTGTTCCAGTTAGAGTTATAGGTAAGATAAGCAAGGGAGATATGCTAATCAGCGCCGGTAATGGATTAGCTAAAGCTGCAATAACTATGCCTAAGGTCGGTACTGTTATAGGTAAAGCAATAACAAATAAATTGACAGATGATGAAGGTGTAGTTGAAGTATTGGTTGGAAGAATTTAAGAATAAATACAACACAGGATTAAAACAATGGCATCATACGTATATACAGCAAGTGGTTCAGCCACAGCATCAGCAAATATAGCA